AAAATATTAAAATTCAAACTCCAACTTCTCAAATCGGTATTCGAGGAACTGACTTTACTGTTACTGTTGATGAGCTGGGTCGTAGCTTGGTTATTCTTCTACCTGATATCGATGGGATATCATCTGGCGAGATCACAGTGGAGACCGCAGCGGGACTGGTCATTCTTAACAAACCATATGAAAGTACCACCACATCCGTCTGGGAAAGTTCGCCAACGCAACCAGTAACACTGGATATTACACTAGACTTAATTGACAATATGCTCATAGTAAATGAGCCTAAAGAAGAAGAAGTAGCAGAAGAAACAAATAATGTAAGAACTGGAGACTTACTTGATTTTAATGATTTAGACGTAGACCTACTTAATGAAGATGTGCTAGCAGAAGAAGATTTAGAATTTACAGAACTTGACATTAACTTTTTAGATGTTAACTTCTTCGAAGACTTACTTGAAGTCATAGAAGAAATAGACAAACTACGAGAAGGAAACGAAAAAGATAAAAAGACAGCATCAGTAGGAAAAGCTACTATTGAGGGTACAACGATTGGTCAAGATCCTACTACTCAAATTATTACTATAGTAGATACACAGAATATAAACATATCGAGACAAGTAAACGACTTTGCAAAAGTCCGAATTGATTCACAAGCAGGAGTAAATTTAATTATATCACAAGATGGCAAAGAGTATAACATTATTATTAATAAAGGTGGTAATTCTAACATCATCATTAGGCAGTCTAGCTAGTTGTAGCACTATACCACGAGAACCTCAAGAAGATAAATGGGGTCAATGGGATTTCTGTCAACAGTGGGCTTACGATGGCGAATCATGGATGCAATGTATGAACTCATGATTCGACTACTCATTGCTTCAGGACTTCTAGCACTTTTTATTTGGAATCCTTATCCACTACAATATTTAGAACTTAAAAGTTATGATACTCTTATCATGTCAACAGAGCCAGTACAAAACGAAAATATACTGATTGTTGACTTAGATGAAGACTTAATAAAAGCATATGAAGGTTATCCTTTACCAAGAAGTCTTTATGCGGAACTTATAACAAAAACAAATGCAGTTCCAGGGATCACAGTATTGATGCCCGACCCTGATATAAGAGGGAAAGAAAATGATTTAACGCTGAGTAATGCAATGATGAATGTACCTACAGTACTAGCATCGGCAGCATCTACTCAATCGTCAAAAGAAAGCCTACATGTAGGCACAGCACAATTAGGAGGTGATCCATTACCATGGCTATACGAATATCCAGGAATTTTACGTACAGAGTCTACTCTGGAGTTAAGCAGAAAGGGGCTAGGGCTGATAACCGCTACGCCGGAAATAGACGGGGTTACTCGTCGTATTCCCCTAGTCGTAAACGTCCAGTCAAAACTTTACCCAGCTTTCGGCTTGGAACTCTTAAGACTCGCAGTAAACGATCCTTCGTACCAGCTAAAAACAACACAAGAAGGTATTAGTTGGATAAGGGTACCTAGCTACCCGCTAATGAATACCGATGCTAACGCTCGTATCTTTTTGGACTGGAATACGAACTTTTATAAACAAACAGGATTAGAGTTTTTAACCAATCCCATCGACGCACCTTTTGTTATCTTCGGCGTGACAGCAGAAGGTGTCGTCAATCCAACTCCAACACCAGCTGGAGTAAAGTATCCACATGAAATACAAGCGAATATTTTACATAATCTTATTAATGGTTCTGCTCCTTCCACTCCTACTTGGGCTGGTGGATCAGAGTTATTGGGAGCATTACTCGCAATATCTATTATTGCGGTCACAGCATCCTATATCTGGGTTAGTTTACCCACATTAGTTATACTTATAGCTGGGCTAATCTATGGAGCCTGGTATGCGTTTCAATCTTCTTACTTAATAGACGTCAGCGGGATTATTTTAATCTCGTTTTTATTCTGGAGTATTGAAAGTTTCCGTAATTTCATTACGCAGTATTTGCTGAGATTGCAAATTAAACAACAATTCGGGACGTATGTATCTCCAGACCTCGTGAAAAAATTACAGGAGGACCCAACATTGCTGAGATTGGGTGGGGAGACGAAACGACTCACTTTTCTTTTTTCAGATATTCGAGGATTCACACCAATTTCTGAAAAATACCAAAAAGATCCACAAGGTCTTACAAAATTAATAAACCGATTTTTGGATAATCAAACAGAAATCATACTAAAACATGGCGGAACCATTGATAAGTACATGGGAGACTGTATTATGGCTTTCTGGAACGCACCACTTGACATTGATGATCAAGAAAGAAAGGCTACAGAATGTGTACTAGAAATGAGAGAGGCTTTAGGAGAATTAAATGAAAAACTTAAAGAAGAAAATCTTGACCAAATTAATACAGGAGCAGGAATTAATACTGGCTTATGTGTCGTTGGTAACTTTGGTAGTAGTAGTCGTTTTGATTACTCTGTCTTAGGAGATGCTGTAAACTTAGCTGCTCGATTAGAGTCATCATGTAAGAACTACGATGTCGATCTTGTCATATCTGAACACAGTTTAGTTGACGGATATGACTACGAGTTTTTAGATGAGGTAACGGTAAAAGGCAAGTCGGAACCAGTTAAAATATACACCATCAGAAAATAATACTTGACACTTCTGCTCACTTTTGGTATAATTACAAACATATGAAGAAAAATCTTCAAGAATATTAGGGAATACAACATGGAACTTAACGAAGTCGCTGCAAATTTGGACAAACATGAAGCTGTGTGTGCAGAAAGATGGAAAACTGCATTTAACAAATTTGAAGATGTTGAAACTCAAATCAATAGAATTGAGACAATAATGATTGGAGTCGCTGGAACATTAATAGTGGGCGGCATAACTACAATCGGAACTATACTATCCATGCACCCCTAAAGGAGAAATTATGCAAAAAGAATATAAGACAAAAGATATAAAACCATCATCTACTAAAAAGAAAGAAGAAGTCCTTCCTATTTATAAAAAGAGAAATCATTGGTGTTTCAGACACAACGGAGTACTACATAAGCTAGACTCTGAATCTGAGGCGAAAGAAATGTATAAAGCACTAAATTAATATGAGCAACAGTATAGAAGAAGCTTTGAAAAAAGCAGTTGAGAAAACAGACTCAACAAAAACAGTCGATGGAGAGGGGTCAGAACCTTCACAAGAATTATCAGCAAGAGTTAAAAAACTTATGGCTAGAAAGACTAATCTAAGACGAGCCCGCAGACAAAAACTACCAAGAAAACTAAGATGAAGAAAAAGCTTTCCCACGAGGAACGCTATCAAATCTGTAAAAAATGCCCCAACCTAGATAAAAGGTGGAAGGTATGCAAAGTTTGTAATTGTTTTATGCCCCTCAAAACTAAAATAAGATGGGCAGAGTGTCCTGAGGAGCCCCCTCGGTGGACATAAGGAGATGGAAATGGCATTAACTGCTAAACAGAAGAAATTACCAAAAGCTTTACAGAGAGCTATTCTTGCGAAGCAAAAAGGCATGGGTAAGAAAAAGAAGAAAAAAGGTGGAAAAAAGAAAAGAAGTAGAGGATAATTGGCTTACTTATTTTCATTCCATTAAAAATGTCTGCCCTTGGAGTTACGAGAGTTACAAGAAGGGCAGAATTTATATAACAAAGTTTACAGAAACAAAAGTTATAGGAACCGAACAAAACTGGAACATGGATAACTACGATGCAGTAGTATACTTAACAAACATGTCAGTTGATGAATTAGATAAGTTCGTAGAGTACAGAAATAACGAACAGAATTCATGTGAGTATCTTTGGTCACATCCAAAATTTACTAAAGGCGGTCATAGACAGACTAGCCAACCTATAGTCATTCAACAAGACAGAGCGTTCTTAACCGAACTTAGAGAAAAACAAAGTGGCAGTTAGAAAAAGAAGAAAAGCGACAAAGAAGAAACCAATTCCGACAAATCCTACTCTATACGCAAGAATTAAAGCACAAGCAAAAAGAAAATTTAAAGTTTATCCAAGCGCATATGCAAATGGATGGTTAGTAAAAACTTATAAAGCAAAAGGCGGCAAGTACCGCATGGGAAAAAGAAAATGAAAGCATACTTAACAGGCGATGGAAAGTTTACACTCGAACAAAAAAACGGGCATACAGATGCAGCGTCTGTAATTAAATCTTGTAAAACTATAATGTCACACTCTCAAATGATTTTAGATCATTTGACAAACCCAGAAGCAGATTTGCCTACTTGGTTTACAAATAAAATAGCAATTTCAGAGTATGAAGTAGTCTCCGCAGCAAACTATATTGCTGATGGAGAGATGGATCACCATCAAGATGGCTAAACCAAAAGGTGGATTAACAAAATGGTTTAAAGAAAAGTGGGTAGATATAGGTCGTCCTAAAAAGAAAGGCAAGTATCAACCTTGTGGTAGAGGAAAAGCAAAAACCTCTCGAAAAGGCTACCCAAAATGCGTTCCTTTAGCTAGAGCAAGAACTATGAGCAAAGCTCAAAAGAAATCTGCTGTTCGTAGAAAACGAGCCGTAAAGCAAGGAGTAGGAGGCAGACCAACAAATGTTCGAACAATCGCCAGAAGAAAAACTAAAAGACGTACGAGAAGCAGAGGTTAAATTTGCTGACTGGGCTCTACAAAGAATTTCTCAAGGAGAGTTTCGAAAAAATTATTACAAACTATTAAAACAATACGAGGAAGAAAATGGTAGAATGGTTAAAGATTAAATGGACACAATTTGTGAACATTGTTTCAGGACAAGACAAAAACTGGGACGGCGAAGTGGATATCAAAGATAAACTGATAGAAGCCGAGCAAAAAGCTAAAAGCTAAAATTCATTAGCTAAGTCATATAAGGACTAGCATGGACAGACGAGAAACTGCAAACGAGATTTTACAAATAGTAAGGATGTCGCTTAAATTCAAAAAAGCTATAGAACAAAGACTAGCGTGGAGTGAAGAACTTCGTAGCTTATTAAATTTACCACGCACTAAAAATAATAAAGAATTATTAAAAACTCATTTAAAAAATGGGACGGAACAGGCTTAGCCTGTTTAGGAAAAGAAAATGGCAAGACAAGGCGGATTTCTTAGCGGACCTAGTGTACATGGTACATCAAAGTTAGCTAAACATAAACTAAAAAGAGGACTTACTAGAGACCTCAATGCAGCTGCAGGAACTTTTGTTAATACAAAGACCCCTATGTCCACTCCAGGTGGATTCTACGGAGCTGCTCCGAAAGCAATCGGACCAAGATTCGGCAAAACAGTCAACCCTAAAAGGGCTAGATTTAGTAAAAAAGGTGCAAGCCGAATATTACGTAGAAGATAAATATTATTCACAGAGACTTTCATAACTTTATGAAAGCAGGACGACTTAATAAAGTCGTAAATATGATACACAATGGCACTAACGACAGCAGAAAAAGCAAGGCTAAAAAAGGCAGGACTAAACGGACTAAATAAACCGAAAAGAACTCCTAAGCACCGAACAAAGAAAGCAGTTGTAGCTGTAAGAGTCGGTGGCAAAGTGAAAATCATTCGTTTTGGAGCGCAAGGCATGGGACATAATTATAGTCCAGAAGCACGACGCAGTTTCAAAGCGAGACATGGAAGAAATATTGCAAAAGGCAAATCTTCCGCAGCCTATTGGGCAAACAAAGTATTTTGGGCAGGTAAAGGTGGTTCAAAGAAAAGACCACCTCGCTCCCAAAAAAGACAACTTGGAATCAAACGAAGGAAAAAATGAGCGCAGTACCAAAAGTAATAGATAGACGAGAAATATGGCTAGATGGAGTATCAATAGATGCTACCAAAACTTTATCAAAATTACAAAATCGCAGAATTAGCGGTATTACTTTATCTGAAAAAGAGGAAGAAGCTTGTGAACTAGCAACAGGCTATTTGTACTTATTAAGACTCTGTAAAGAGTATGGAATGTTTGATTCTGATGACCCATTTAATTTATTTGAAAAAGAGACCCTACATTGATCGAAATCAGCCGTTCAGATATTGTATCTGACTATCACATGGATTTAACTCCAGAAGTTCGTTTTATCAAGCTACCTATTGAAGGCTATCTTGACTTATTAAACATCACTCCCAACTCCTCTCAGACTGCAATTATCAATGCAATCAATAATCCTAAATATCGTTTTATAACTGCAGCAGTATCACGACGACAAGGAAAAACATATATTAGTAACATAATTGGACAACTAACTTGTCTAGTTCCAGGTTCTCATGTATTACTTATGTCACCAAATTACTCATTATCCCAAATCTCATTTGACTTACAGAGAAATCTCATCAAGCATTTTGACTTAGAGGTAACACGAGACAACGCAAAAGATAAAGTTATTGAACTTTCAAACGGTTCTACAATACGAATGGGTTCTATCAATCAGGTAGACTCAGTAGTTGGTAGAAGTTATGACTTAATTATATTTGATGAAGCAGCACTAACAGATGGCAGAGATGCCTTTAATGTTGCACTACGTCCTACACTAGATAAAGAAAACTCAAAAGCAATTTTTATATCGACTCCTCGGGGAAGAAATAACTACTTTGCTGAGTTTTACTATAGAGGGTGGACAGAAGAGTTTCCTGAGTGGTGTAGTATAAAAGCTACTTATCATGAAAACCCTCGAGTCTCAGAAGCCGATATTCTCGAAGCTAGAAAAACAATGTCAGAAGCTGAATTCAATCAAGAATACATGGCAGACTTCAATGTATTTGAAGGACAGATATGGAAATTTAATCATGAAAAATGTACTGGAGACTTTTCAGAACTAGATATTCGAGAGCTTGATGTATTTGCAGGATTAGACGTTGGTTACAAAGATCCAACAGCACTATGTGTTGTTGCATACGACTGGGATACTTCGACTTATTACTTAGTTGATGAATACTACAATTCAGAAAGAACAACAGAACAACATGCAGCCGAAATAAGAAAACTAATAGAAAGATGGGATATAGATTATATTTACATTGATTCAGCTGCTCAACAAACAAGATATGACTTTGCACAAAATTATGATATTAGCACTATCAATGCAAAAAAGTCAGTACTAGACGGAATAGGGCATGTAGCGGGCATAGTCGATAACGATGGACTTATGGTTGATCAGAAATGCAAAGAAGCTCAAATGTGTTTAGACCAGTATCAGTGGGATCCAAATCCTAATTTAATGAGAGAAAAGCCAAAACATGACATGGCATCTCATATGGCTGATGCTTTACGATACGCACTCTATTCATTTGAAACCAATATCACTACATTTTAGTAAGACCTGTTAAAAACAGTTCTTGACATTTGATGTAAGTTTTTGGTATAATTCTAATTAAGAGTAGAAATATGAAATTAAAAAGAGATTTAGTTAAATATGTGAGAGACAAAGCTAAATCAAAATATAAGAAATCAAATAATTGTTATATCTGTGGCGACACAGATCATTTAGACTTTCATCATTATTACGGATTGACCGAACTACTAGAAACTTGGTTAAAACAGAAAAAAATAATTATAGAGAAGGAACAAGACATACTAGCACTTCGAGAATCCTTTATTGATGAAAATTATGACAAAGTGTATGATTATACGGTAACTCTCTGTCACAAGCATCATCTTAGACTACACTCGATTTATGGTAAACGACCCAAATTGATTACTGCAGAGAAACAAAACAAATGGGTCGAGATTCAGAGAGAAAAACAACATGGCATGGTACGATAGACTATTAGGTAGAACTCCCGAAACTGAGGAAAAACTCAACCCTGCCCAATATGTTATTTCTAGAAACGAAGGTCTAACAGTAGACTCTCGTGAAGTCGTTACTAATTATAGAAATGCGTATGAACAACTAGAAATAGTGAATAGAGCAGTCAACATGATAGTTGATGATGTTGCAGATATACCTTATACTCTTGGAAATCAAACTCCAGGAACTAATAATATTGTAAAAAATATTAGAAAATCAAAAGTTGATATTTTAGTTAATAGAGAACCAAACCCTTTTCAGGATATTAATTCATTTAAAAGAAACTTAATTATTGACTTGATGATAGATGGAAACATCTTTATATATTTTGATGGAGCGCATCTCTATCATTTACCAGCAGATAAAGTAAGAATAGAAACTGATGCCTCAACTTTCATTTCAAAGTATACATACGAAAACAGCATAGATTATAGTCCTACTGAGATTATACATATTAAAGAAAACAGTTTTAACTCCATTTATAGAGGAGTACCAAGATTAAAGCCTGCATTTAGAACTATGCAGCTTTTATCAAGTATGAGAACCTTTCAAGATAACTTCTTCAAAAACGGAGCAGTTCCAGGTTTAGTACTAAAATCACCAAACACACTTTCAGAGAAGATAAAAGAAAGAATGTTACAGGCATGGGTTGCAAGATATAACCCACAATCTGGCGGTCGTCGCCCACTCTTTTTAGATGGTGGACTAACAGTTGAGAACTTAACAGAAGTAAACTTCAAAGACTTAGATTTCCAAGAAGGCATCAAGTCAAATGAAAGAATAATACTAGAAGCAATGGGAATACCACCCATTTTACTAGACGGCGGTAATAATGCAAATATAAGACCTAATCATAGGCTTTACTATTTAGAAACAATTTTACCAATCGTAAGAAAATTAGGGTATGCGCTAGAGCGTTACTTTGGTTTTGAAGTATCTGAGGATGTAACAGGAATACCTGCTTTACAACCAGAACTAAGAGACCAGGCAGCATATTATGCTACTCTTGTAAATACAGGGATTATGTCCCCGAACGAAGCAAGAGAGGCACTAGGTAAAGATCCAGTCGATGGATTTGATGAGCCTAGAGTGCCAGCTAATATAGCAGGCTCAGCAACAAACCCCGAAGAAGGCGGTAGACCTCAAGAGGCTGCCCCAAGCGAAGAGGAATAATATGACAAAAGATATGATGGCTAAAGCATTATCCGACTGGTTTGTAGAAAAAGGAGTCGAGTCAATGGATTTACGAACTTATAAAAGTCATGGTAATGATGTACCTGTTAAAGATTACTTGCTCAGAAGAGCATTTGGATCTTGGAGCAGAGTTTTATCTGCCATGAAGAAAAGACATCCCGTTGCTGTAGTTGAAGCTCCAGCACCTACTCCCGCCCCAAAGGCTCCCAAAGCCAAGAAAGCGGAGAAGAAAGATGTCAAATAAAATTTATCACTGGACTAGCACTTTTAAAACATTAGGCGAAACCGAAGACGGTGGCGTTGATATTAAAGGTTCTGCTAGCACTAACGCTCTTGATAGAGCAGGCGACATAATCGAATCAGATGCTTGGACAAAAGGCGGATTGGAAAACTATAAAGGTAATCCAATTATTTTGTTCAATCATAATTACGACAAACCAATAGGTCGTGCAAAAGATTTAAAAGTTACAGACAATGGACTAGAGATTTCTGCAAAGATTTCAAAAGGTGCAGGTGATAATGTAACACAACTTATTAAAGACGGTGTCCTTGGGGCTTTTTCTGTTGGTTTCAAAGTCAAGGACGCTGATTATATGACCGAAACCGATGGATATAAGATAAAGGACGCAGAGCTTTTTGAAGTATCTGTAGTATCAGTGCCATGCAACCAAGGGGCAACCTTTGGATTAAGCAAGTCATTTGATTCTATGGACGAATACAATGAGTATAAGCAAACTTTTTATAAGGCTAACTTAAAAGATTCAGCAGACGCTGTTGAAATTGAGCAGCCAAGTACGGCGAAAGCCAAGGAAATGGAGACAAATATGTCAAAAGAAAATAAATCTCCTGAAAGCAACCCAGAGTTCAATCTTGAATCATTTGCTGCAGAAGCTGCTGAAAAAGCAGTTGCTCAGTATGCAATGAAACAAGCCGAACTTAAAGCTGCTGAACAGAAGGCTGCAGAAGAAGCTGCTCAAAAAGCATCTGAAGAAGCTGAAGTTCAAAAAGCCTCCGAGGAAGCAAAACAGGAAGAGCAAAAAACTGTTATCCAAGCTGGATTAACAGGTGCTGAAAAATTAATGTCTGACGTTGAGTCAAGAGTGAAAGAAGACTATTCTAATTTAGAAACTGTCGTTAAGTCACTTGAAGCACAACTAGCAGAGAAGTCCGAAGAAATCATGAACATTCGTGAATCTAAAAGACATTTCTCTGACAGGCAAGGTAACAACGGCGATTGGAAAAAATCCTTCGAGCAAGACATTACAGATGCTAAATTTGCAGGTCTAGCTACCGGACAAGGATGGAATAGTCCAATGGCAAAATCTTTGATGGAAAAAGTTAACACTCATTCAGGTGTTCAAGTTTCATCAGCTGATTTTGAGCAAGTTGTTTCAACAAACATCGAAAGAGATATCGAAAACGAATTAGTCTTGGCTCCTCTATTTAGAGAAATCCCAATGACTTCTGCGAACATGATTATCCCAATCTTACCAGATAGTGGTTACGCTGAATTTGCTTCAGGGTCTGCTGTAGCAAATGATAACTTAGATATGAGATCTGCTACTTATGGTGACGATGCAGGGGTTACTATGTCTGAAAGAACTCTTTCAACTAAGAAACTTATTTCTCAATCATTCTTAGGAAATGAAACAGAAGAAGATGCAATCTTACCGATTCTTCCTTTAATTAGAGAATCTATGGTAAGATCACACGCTAGATCAATTGAAAACTCAATCTTAGCTGGTGATGATGCTGATGGTGTATTCGGTACTAGTGGAGCTTCTTTCGAAGGTTTACTACACTTAGCAAGAAATGACAGTGATTATACACAGTCAGCTACTGCTTTCGCAACTGACACTGTTACAGCTGCAGAACTTCTTTCAATGAGAAAAAATATGGGCAAATATGGTGTTAACCCAGCAGACGTAGTTTATATCGTTTCACAACGAACATACTACGAGCTACTAGAAGATGCTGAATTCCAAGATGCTAATTTAGTAGGCGATATGGCTACTAAACTAAGTGGTGAAATTGGTCAAGTATTCGGTTCAAGAGTACTATTATGTGACGAGTTCGCTACTCCAGCAGTATCTAAATTCGCAGCTATCGCTGTTAACCCTAGAAACTTTGTATTACCAAGATTACGTGGTGTAACCGTGGAATCTGATTACGAAGTAATTAACCAGCGTAGAGTACTTGTTGCTTCACAAAGAATTGGCTTCACCGATCTAATCGATGGTGCTACTTCTAAATGGGGACACATGTACAAAGCTAGCTAATATTGGCTTAGACAGGATTCGTGGGGCGGCCTTAATCGCCCCACACTTTTAATAATTATGGCAGATTTAATAACAGTACAAGAGTATAAAAATGCAGAGGGGATAGTGAACGCAAAGGAAGATTCACGCCTCGATATTATTGTACCACAAGTTAGTAATTTAGCCAAGAAGTATTGCGGTACTTCATTTGTTGATTATTATAGTAGTGATAAAACCGAGACTTTTTCAATTCACGACAACTTTACCAGTACTATAATCGTCAGTGAAAGTCCACTTATAAGTGTGACTTCCGTAAAAGAAAGAGGCACATATGATGCTTCGTATGAGACTCTTGCAACTAGCGACTACGAATACTATGTAGATACAGCCGCAGATGCAATAGTAAGAACAACAAAGAGCGGAGCAAAGAAAGCATTCCCCCAAGGTGTGGGTAGTGTACAGGTTGCATATAGAGCAGGCTTCAGTGCCGCTCCAAGCGATCTCAAATTAGCACTCTTTGACTTAGTAACATACTATTTAAAAGACGAACACAAAGAACGAAGAACAATAGCAGGAGCAACGTTACAAAATCAAGGAACATCTGGAGTAAGAGATAACACAGACTTCCCAGATCACATAAAAAGAGTACTTGATTT